CGCATACCGCGTGCACCCCGGACAGCATCGGCTCCCTGACCGTGAAGGTGGATCGTCCGCACGTGCTCGATCTCGCCACGCCGCCGCCGCCGGAGTCGACGCCAGCTCCGGCGGCGGTTACCTTCACGACGAAGACGTATCGCCGCGCGGTCCACGGCAAGGCGCTCCGCGGCGCGCGGAAGGCCTGATGCCTGCCACCGCCTTCGTCCGGCCGCCGTGGCATTCGCCGCAGACCAACTATCCGTTGCTGATCGAGCCGCCGACTGAGGAACCGATCACGCTCGAGGAAGCCAAGTTGCGGGCTGGGCTCGACTGGACGGCGGGCGATCCGCGCGATGCCCTGATGACGCAGTTCATCGCCGCCGCGCGGGCGCAGGTCGAACAGGACACCGGCCTCGCCCTGCTGACGCAGACGCGCGAGGTGACGCTGGTCGTGCCGGTCAGCGGCGGGACCGTGCCGCTACCGCCGCACTGCACGCCGCTCCAAGAGATCACCGAGCTGACGGCCTCACCAGCGATCGGATCGTCGGCGCGCCTCGTGCTCGATCCCCGCGTGCATCTGCAGGTCGGAACCAGCGGATCGGTGACCTTCCTGTCATGGCCGGCCGATGCCGGGATCGCGACGCTTCGGGTGATCGCGGGCTGGCCGGATCGCGCGGCGCTGCTGGCCGAGGTGCCGCTCCTCATCCAGGCGGTCGGGCTGCTCACGGCGCACTTCGCCACGCTTGGCCGCGACCTGGCGAGCGGCACGCCGGCGACCAAGGTGCGGATGGGCTACGACGAGGCCATTGAGCCGTACCGGCTCGTGTGGGTGACGTGATGGCTGATGTGTATGTGTGCGAGGGACTCTACCTCTGGCTGCTCGGGTTCGAAGACGGCTCGCAGCGCGCGGTGCTGGCGTCCTCATTGCAGTCCGCCATCGGCTCGGGCCTGTTCCCCTCGACGGTCGTCTTGGCGGAACGCGGCCCCGCGTTCGACGGCGTCACCACGCCGCCCGTCCTGACGTCGCTTGTGCCGGACACGGCGCAGCTCGGGGATCCCAACTTCACGTTGCACGTGCACGGTACCGGGTTCCGGCAAGGCGACACGATCCTCTGGAACAACAGTCCTGAAAAAACGACGTATGTCTCGGCGACCGAACTGACCACGACCGTGAACATGGCGACGGCGGCAGTGCCGATGGCGATCCCGGTCGCGGTGCAGAACGCCGTTGGCGTCCTCAGTAACACGCTCACGTTTGACTTGGAGCCGGAAGCGTGATCGCCCCGACCACCGGCATCGGCGCTCGACCGCACCGCGTGCGCGTGCAGAACCCCGACCCGCCCGTGCTCGTGGACGGCAGCTACACGCAGACGTGGCACGACGCCGACCCGCCGTTCCTCTTCGTCGCCATCCAGCCCGCCTCGGCCCCGGACCTCGAGCGCAGCGAGCAGGGCACGGTGATCGCGATGGGCACGCACGTCGTCGTCGGCCCGTTTCATCCGCAGATTACGACGCAGACCAGGCTGCTGCTGTCGGCGTTCGGCCTCGAGTGGACGACCGGGCAACGCACGTTCCACGTGCTGGGCGCGTCGTCGCCCGACCTGCGCCAGCAGGAACTGTCGCTGCTCGTCGCCGAGGTGGTGACATGAGTAGCGGACTGCGGATCGACGGCGTGCGGCAGCTCGAGGATCTGTTGCGCCGGCTGCCAGACACCCTGCGGGCGGACGCCCGGGCCATCGTCCTGGGTGCCGCCAAGAACATGGAAGCGGACATCGCCAACGACTATGCGGCGCACACCCACAAGGGGGCGCTCCGACGTGGCGTGCAGGTGTTGACGGACGATACCGCCACGCGGTTCGGCGCCAGGGCGACTGTGCGGAACCGCGCTCGGCATGCGTCGTTGTTCGAGAAGGGCACCGCGCGCCGGCACTACTCCGGCACGGACAAACGGGGGCGCCGGTACGTCAACGCCGATCGCGGCGCCATGCCCGCCGCCAAGGTGTTTATCCCAAGTGCCCAACGCCATCGCGGCCGGATGTATGCGCGCCTAGTGGCGATGCTCCGCGCCTTCGGCTTTCAGGTGACGGGGGCCTAGATGGCGCCGGACTCCTCAGAAATCGACGCGGCCCTGATGGCCCTGTTGCAAGACGATCCGACGCTGCAAACCCTGATGCCTGACGGCGTCTTTGACGAGGAGGGCGCGGTACAGAACGCCGCCCGCTACATCAGCGTGACGCTGGACGACCACGAGGACGTGAACACCTTCCAGCACGGCGGCTACGAGAACGCGCTCTACCTGATCGAGGCGGTGTCGCGGTCCGGGATCCTCACCAACATGAAGGGCGCCGCCTACCGCATTCACCAGCTTCTCCAGGATGGCGAGATCGCGGCGCCTGGCTTCACGTTCATGGCGATCTATCGCGAGGGCCGCACGCGCCGGGTCGAACGCGATCCGGTGGACAAGTCCCTTCGGTGGTTTCGGCGCGGCGGGTACTACCGCATCCAGATGGCGATTGACCACAGTGTCGCGGGATCACGTCACACGGTGCAGGGTGCTGACGTGCCGGCGCAGGGCGCCCTCGCGTAACCGCCTGCAGCTCCACGAGGGTTCGACATGGCGATCAAGACTGGCCGCAATGGCCAAGTGCTCTGGGATCCCACCGGCGGCGCGACGCCGACGGAAATTGCCTCCATCAATCAATGGACGGCCTCGTTCAAGGGCGACAAGACCGAAGTGACCTGCTTCGGCGATGCCAACAAGGTCTATATCCCAGGCGCCAAGGACGTCAGCGGGACCGTCAATGGCTACTGGAATAGCGCCGACCCGACGCTGTTTGAGGCGGCCGATGCCGACGTGCCGGGCCTGCTCAAGCTCGTGCCCAACGACACCGAGCCGACCTTCTTCTGGTCGGGCCTCGCCTACATGGATGCGGACATCGACGTCAGCGTGAACGACGCGCCCGCGGTCAGCGGCACGTTCAGTGCTGCCGGTCCGTGGACGCGCGAACCGGCGGTGTAACCGCGCGGCCATGCCGCTGCTCGAGTCGGTGACGCTGCGCGGGCGGCGCGACAGCGCCACCCTGCACGTCGACGTGATCCGCGCGGACCCCACGCGCACGACGGCGACCCTCGCGTGGGGCTATCGCTGCGTGGCCACGCTCACGGGCTGGACGATTTCGCGCAAGAAGGACGCGCTCACCGACGTGCAGGAGTGGCGGCTGTTGGCGCGCGTGCTCGGGACGGTTGATCCGTTCTTCCTGCGGCAGCGGCCGCTTCTGTTGACGGTACCGCGCCCTGGCGGGTTCTGGATCTGGCCGGTGCGGCACCTGACGTTTCTCGACCCCCACGTGTCGGCCACGCTCGGTCCACCGGAGCAATGACATGGCAGACTCGCTCATCGTCACCGACGTCATCCACGGCTACGCCGGCCGACTCGCGTGGTCGCCCGACGGCACGCACCTCTGCTTCGACAAGATTCCGGAAGAGGATGAGGCGCGGCACTTCGACCTCTGGATGATGACGGCGGACGGGACCCGGCGGCACTGCCTGACGCACGGCAAGGGGCCGCCCTTCACCGCGGCGCATATCGGCCAGCCGGCGTGGCATCCGTCGGGCGAGTGGATCGTCTACCAGGCGCAGAAGGACGCCAGCAGCCCCGCCTACGACGCGATGGCGACGCCCGGCTCGGGCATCCAGAACGACCTCTACGTGATGCCGCCGAATGCCAGCACGACGTATGGTCTCTACGCCTCCGTGCCGGTGACCGGCGGGGTGTTGCATCCGCACTTCTCAGCCGATGGCCGCAAGCTCTCGTGGTCGGAGTATGTCGGCGCGGGCACGTCGGCGTTGGGGCATTGGGTGCTCAAGCAGGCCAGTTTTGTCGTCAATGCGCGGGGCGTGCCGTCGCTGACCACCGTGCAGACCGTGGACCCCGGCACGCATCCCGATTGGCTGGAGAACCACGGGTTCGATCCGCTCAACGCGGCCCGCCTCATCGTCAGCGGCAATTGCCAGGGCGAGCCGGTCCTGCGGTCGAACCTCTACACGTACAACAGCGCGACCCTGGAGCTGATCCCGCGCACTGACAACGCCTGTTGGGAGGAGCACGCGCACTATTCGCCGAACGGCGAGTGGATCGTCTTCATGCGCGGGCTGGAGCCGGATACCCCGCTCACCGAGCTCGAGACGGAGTTGTGGATCATGCGCCGGGACGGGTCCCGCGCGCGGCAACTGACGTTCTTCCACACCCCAGGGCATCCCCATTTTGTCGCCGAGCGCGGGATCGTGTGCGCCGATTCCGACTGGCATCCCGACGGTCGGCGGCTCGCGGTCTTTACGCAGGACAGACTCTCGAACCAGGGCCAGATTCGCCTCTGCGCCCTCACCTTGGAGGAGGCACGATGACGCGCCGCGTGCGGTTTGTCACGCCTGAGAAAGTCCGCCTGCCCTTGACGCACGACGACTGGATCGACGTCAAGCAACGGCTGACGATTGGCGAGGCGCGGGAAGCGACGTCGTCGTTTGTCGGCACGTACCGCACCGATGGCTCGCGGACGCCGAACATGGACATCCTGGGCATGGGGCTGGTACTCGCCTACCTGATTGAGTGGAGCTTTCGGGACGCGGAGGATCGCCCGGTCGGCGTCTCGTTGGACACATTGAAACAACTGGATATCGACAGCTACCGCGAGATCGAGGACGCCATCAACGCGCATGTGGCGGCCGTCGAACGGGAGGACGAGGCCCGGGAAAAAAAAGTCCCGGCGACTATCGCGCCCGCGTCATCTCCGACTTCGTGATCTGCCGCGAGATGCATTGGACGATTGCGGACCTGGAAGCGTTGCCGGTCGATCAGTACCACATCCTGATCGACTGGTTGCGGGAACAGTGGCAACACGCGCGGATTCGTGGATGACCGACGATGTCGCAAATCAAGGCGACCTTCCTCGCTGACTTCTCCTCCTTCACCAAGGCGGTGGACGGGGCGGTCACGTCGCTGAAGAAATTCGAGACGGACGCCGAACGTGTCGACCGCAGTCTGAAGAAATTCGGCGAACAGTTTTCCGGCCGCAAAATCATGCAGGACGCCGTCCTGGCCGCGAAGGCCATCGAGGACATCGGCGGCGCGACCAGTCTCACCGAAAAGGAACAACGCGCGCTCAACGCCCAACTCACCGAGGCGCTGGCGAAATACAAAGCGATGGGCCAGGAGGCGCCCAAGGCGGTGCGCGATCTCGAGGCGGCGACGCGCCAGGCCGAACAGACCACCCAAGCATGGGCGACGTCGTCTGGTGGGCTGTCGAAGTCCTTTATCGCGATCGGATCGGCGATCGGGTCGTTCGCCGGCACCCTCGCGTCACAGGCGCTCGCGCAGGGCGTGCAGTATCTGCAGGATGCGGCGGCCAACGGCGCGAAGTTCGCGTCCCTCTCCCGGTCCTTCGATCAACTCACGACGAGCATCGGGTC